GGATTTGCATTATGGAGCATGTTATTTGCAGATGATTTTAACGTACTAGTTATTGCAACAACTCAAGAAGTAGCAAAAAACTTGGTAACTAAAGTGCGAGTAATGCACGACAATTTGCCTAGTTGGCTTAAAGGTACAATTGAGGCTGACAATAAACTTTCACTTAAATTTAAAAACGGCTCACAAATTAAAGCAGTATCATCTGCAACAACTGGAGCACGTTCAGAAGCATTATCATTGCTTATTATAGATGAAGCAGCATTTATTCGTAACATTGAAGAAATTTGGATAGCATCGCAGGCAACACTATCAACAGGTGGAGGAGCCATAGTTTTGTCTACGCCAAACGGAGTAGGTAATTGGTTTCATCAAACATGGGCAGATGCGGAAGCAGAAATAAATGGATTCCATACAATTAAATTGAATTGGGAATTGCACCCTGAACGTAACCAAGATTGGCGTGATCAACAAACACAACTATTAGGCGAACGTGGTGCTGCACAAGAATGTGATTGCGATTTTATTAGTTCAGGTCATACTGTAATTGATGGTTCAATACTATTAGAATATGATTTAAAATGTATTGAACCAATTGAAAAGCGAGGATTTGATAATGCATATTGGATATGGGAATATCCGGACTATGCAAAAGATTATTTAGTTGTTGCTGACGTTGCTAGAGGCGACGGAGGTGACTGGTCAACATTTCATGTAATAGATATTCAAGACACTAGACAAGTTGCTGAGTATAAAGGCAAACTACCTCCAAAAGATTTTGGTAATATGCTTGTAACAGTTGCAACTGAATGGAATATGGCGTTGCTAGCAATTGAAAATGCAAACATTGGGTGGGCTGCAATACAGCCGGCACTAGACAGAAACTATGAAAATATATTTTATACATATAAAGATGATGGATATGTTGATACTGATGTGCAATTGAAAAAAGGGTATGATATGAAAGATAAGAGCCAAATGGTTCCTGGAGTATCAACTACAACTCGCACTAGGCCATTAATGATATCAGCACTAGAAATGTATATGCGTGAACGAACTCCAGTAATTAGAAGTAAACGATTAATTCAAGAATTATTTGTATTTATTTGGTTGAACGGAAAAGCTCAATCACAATCCGGATACAATGATGACCTAGTTATGGCATTCTGTATTGGACTTTGGTTACGAGATACATCACTCAAGTTACGACAACAAGGAATTGAATTAACAAAAAGATCATTATCACAATTTCAAAAAACAGACCCAGTTATATATACCGGAAAGCCTGCAGGACAGCCCGACGGTTGGTCATGGAACAATGGCTTCAATAATGAAGATTTGACGTGGCTTATCCGTTAAAATTTGCATTGTTCTAAAACAAGTTATATTTATAATTAAAATATATTAATTATGCCATCTTTAAGAAAACGCTTACAAAATCTATTTAGTACAAACGTAATAGTACGGTCATATGGAAAAGATCGATTACGTGTAGTAGATACAAACCGATTGCAAGGTGTTGGTAATATAAATCAAACAAAAGTTACTGATCGATATGCTAGAATGTACAATTCAAACAAATACTCCGGAGGAGCAAACGGAGGATATGATACAAACTACAATTTAAATCAAAATCGTATTCAATTATATACTGATTACGAAATGATGGATAAAGACCCAATTATTAGTTCAGCATTAGATATATATTCAGACGAATCAACATTAGCTGATCAATTTGGAGATATTTTAACAATTAAAACTAGCAAAACTCAAATACAAAAAATACTTTATAATTTATTTTATGATGTATTAAACATTGATTTTAATTTGTGGACTTGGATTCGCAACATGACCAAATATGGTGATTTTTTCTTGAAATTAGATATTGCTGAAAATGTTGGGATATTAAATGCTAGACCATTTTCTAGCTATGAAATTGAAAGATTTGAAGAATATAGTGAAGACACTGGCGAATATAAAATTACATTTAAACACCCATCAGCACAAAATCTGCCATACGATGTATTTGAGATAGCACACTTTCGAATGTTATCAGATTCCAACTTTTTACCATATGGTAGATCCATGTTAGAAGGAGCTCGCAAAGAATTTCAAAAATTAATGATGTTAGAAGATGCCATGTTAATACATCGTATTATGCGTGCACCAGAAAAACGTGTTTTTAAAATTGATATTGGTAATATTCCACCAAATGAAGTAGATACATTCATGGAACAAATTATTACTAAAATGAAAAAAATTCCACATATTGATTCACAAACGGGAAATTATAATCTTAAATTCAATCTAAATAACATGTTAGAAGATTATTATTTACCAGTACGAGGAGGTCAATCATCTACAGCAATTGATACATTACCGGGTATGACTTTTACCGGAATAGAAGATATTGATTATGTTAAACATAAAATGATGGCTGCACTTAAAATACCTAAACCGTTTTTAGGATACAGCGAAGGCGTTGAAGGCAAAACTACATTAGCGTCCATGGATATACGATTTGCTAGAACAATAGAACGCATTCAAAAAATTGTAGTTTCTGAATTAACAAAGATTGCAATTGTACATTTATATGCGCAAGGGTTTGAAGGCGAAGATTTAGTTGGATTTGAACTACAATTAACATCGCCATCAATAATATATGATCAACAAAAAGTTGCATTAATGAATGAAAAAATAACATTGGCTAATGCAATGAAAGATTCAAAACTAGTTTCAGATAGATACATATATGAATACATATTTAATATGTCAGAGGAACAATGGCTACAAGAACGCAATGATGTAGTTGAAGATTTAAAATTACGATTCCGTCAAAATCAAATTGAACAAGAAGGAAATGATCCTGCTATTACAGGAATATCTTTTGGTACACCGCATGATTTAGCAACAGTGCATATGTCATCAAATGAAGTTGAAGAAAAAGATAAAGGAGGGAGACCTCCCGAAGGAATTAAATATGGTCAACACAAAAATGAATTTGGTTGGGATCCTACCGGTAAAAAAGAAATTGATCAAGCATTTAACGCAAAAAGTCAAACAACAGCATTTCTTCCAGGCAAACCAACTGCTGAAAAAGCACCGACTGCAGAAAGTCGTCATAACATATTAAATTATTTAAAAGGCAAAACACCAAAAATAATACTAGAATCATTAAAATCAAATAAAATAGTAAAATCCGATAGTGATCGAGGCTCATTATTAGATGAAGATAATATTTTATAAGAAACAACATATTTATACATAAATAAAATGATTACATTCATATGAAGAAATTAAAACATTCGAAGTATAAAAACACCGGACTTTTGTTTGAAATGTTGGTACATAAATTAACATCAGAAACAATGTCTTCGAATAGAACAGTAACTGCTGACCTAATAAAAAAATATTTTGGCAAAAATACCGAATTATCTAAAGAATTATGCATGTATACATCGTTAATTAAAGAAACATTTTCTAGCGAAGCACGTGCATTTGAATATATTCGTACAATGAAATTAGCACATTCAAATTTGAATCAATCATTATTAAAACGTCAGCGATATAATTTGATAAAAGAAATTTCACAAAAGTTCCTTTTTGAAAACATGTCAAAAATGCATATACCAAATTATAAATCATTAGCATCTATTTGCATGATATTTGATAACGTTGAGACAGCAAATCCAAAACAATTATTAGAATGCAAATTTGTAATTTTTAATCATGGACGTAATACCAAATCTAATCAATTATTAACAAACGAAAAAGATCCAGTATTAGAAGCATTTAAATCACAATCTACAGATATGCGATTATTAACATACAAATTAATTGTAGATAAATTCAATCAAAAATATTCGGTATTAGACGAATCACAAAAACAATTGTTAAATAAATACATTACCAATGTAAATGATACAACCGCATTAAAAGAATATATACAAACAATTATTCCTAAAATCAAAACTCAATTAGCTACGCAGTCAAAACAAATTACAGATACTGTTACTAAAATCAAAGTAAAAAAATTATCTGAAATGTTATGTACTGTAGAAAACATGAAAACTATTAAAGAATCTCATGTATTATCATTATTACGATATTTTGATCTAATTCGAGAATTAAAAGAAATTCATGTATGAAATCATTAATATCAGAAATGTCTAAATATTTTCATGAACTTGAAGAAGATACTTGTAGCAATTGTAGCAATTCAATTGATGACTGTATGTGTGAATCTGATTTAGACGAACAAAACGTAACGGGTGCAATTGCTGGATATAATACTCCAGGCGCATTTACTTCAGAAAAGAATTTTAAAAAGAAAAAATTCAAATATGAAAATGTAAATAAACTACCGGAGCAGAAATTAGATAAAACTAGTAACATATATGAAAAAGTACAAGAATCAATGGATTCAAAGTACGAACAACTTATTGAGTCATATCGTAAATTTACTACAGATGGTGCAAAAACAACGCCAGAAGATAAAGTTAAACGTACAATTAAAGATGTTGCAATTAAACTGCAAGAAATTGAACGACTAGTAAATTATAGTTCTCGATTAAAAACAGAATCTGGAATAACTAGAGAAGGATACGGAACATCAGTTAATGGATCATTAACAAAAATTGCAGAACGATTAACAAAAATAGCAGAACGAGTAAGATCATTAGGAGAATAAACAATGTCAAAACAACTAATATTAGAATATATGCCATTCAAACCATTTGAGTCATTATCAGAATCATCTGGAGCTGCATATGGAGTACCTGGAGGTGTTGTTGTACAAGGTGTTTTACAACGTGCATCTGCAAAAAATCAAAATGGTAGAATTTATCCTAGAAATATCTTAGAACGAGAATGCAAACGATATCAACAAGAATATATAGATCAACATAGAGCATTAGGCGAATTAGATCACCCAGAATCATCTGTAGTTAATTTAAACAATGTTTCACATAATGTTTTAAAGATATGGTGGAAAGGCGATGATTTATGTGGAGCTGTACAAATACTTGAAACACCAAGCGGTAAAATTCTTAAAGAACT